TATGCCCCATAAAAGCAGTGATTTGTCCAAGTAATACATCTATTCCAAATTTCTCCTTGAGATAATTTGAAACTTTGTTGAATTGTTTAGGGTATTTTTTAATCATACCTAAATATAAACAATTTTTATGATAAATCCAAGTTTTTTACCAATATTTTTTATACATACTGTATATATCAATTGGTTCTCGTTTCATATGTCCACCTTTTTTAAAATCAGTTCCTTCTAGTGCATAACCTGCTAAAAAACTTCTTCTAAATCTATTTGAATGATTTGTTTCTGAACCATGAACGGTATGGGAGTGTAATAAAACTACATTACCTTTTTTAGTAGTACCTTCTACCTTTTTGAAATCATGTCCTTCAGGCATTACACAAGGTTTACCTCTTTCATTAGACCAATTTTTAGGATTTGTTTTTACCCTTTCTTCATCTATTTCAATTGGTAATAAACCTAATCTATGTGTACCTTCATAGTTCCATACTGCACCATTTTCTTTATCGTGATTATCTAGTGCAACAGTAATGTTTAAATATTCATTATGTTTACATCCTGTATAAAATGCATTTTGATGCATATCTCTACCTAATTGACCTGGTGGTTTGAAATAACACCAAGTTTGTGTTCCACTTATTTTACCATTTAGTAAAAATTCTGTTGCTTCTATAATTTTAGGATGAGAAAATATTTTTTCAAATTTTTCTGATAATTTGTGTGGATACATAAATGGGTCATATTCTCCCCATTCACTACCATCTTCTTTTGTTGTTTCTTGTCTTTGCTTACGAAGTTTTTCTAATTCTTCATTCAATTCATCACATTCCTCTTCACTAAGTAATTCTATTGTAGAAAATCCTTTGTATCTCCAATCAAAAAGTAATTGTTGTTTTTCTTCTTCTGTAAGATAATTCATGTAACCTAATTTAGTTGTATATCTATATATATTTAATTTTTATAAAACTGTAATAAATTTGGTAAGTATAATTTTAGGTTAGGGATTCTTTGTGATGCTAATTTTATTGCTATTCTATTTGATTCTTTAACTGATTTATTAATTAAGTTTCCTTCTATATCATAGGTTTCTTCTAAATTACCTGTGATTCTCCATTTTAAAGAAGTTCTTGTATAAAATGATTTTGATTCATGTTTAGTATATACTCTTTCATTAACTTCATATATTGGAGAATTTTTATCGTTTACCAATTGTATAAAATATCTTCTAACATATCCCAAATCATAATCATTTTTAGTTGGAGTTGGTATATGAGTATTTATTTCACTTATTTTTCCTTTAAGTGAAGGACGATTAAGTTGATTATATCTTTCTATACTTTTCATTTAATTTTATATGTTTTATCTGATGCATCTATTTGAACTAACATTGATTGAACAGATGTTTTCCAAATACTTTGTTCTATTTCATGTTCTACTTGTGTAACTTGAAATATTTTTTTCTTGTAGTTTCCTGGCAAATCAAATATATTAAAAGTATCTCCTACTCGTATTCCACTAATTCCATGTACTGTAAAGTTAAATTTAATAGGTAAAGGGATTGCATTCCTTCCTTTATCTTTATCCTGTATGTATTTTCCTTCAATTTTTCCACTATTATACTCTTCTACACTTTTAAGAGTACTCTCATCATCATATGCAACAACCATCATTAAATCTTCTATATTAACATCATTACCAGACAAATTAAAAAATGAAGCCTTTACATCTAAATTAGCATCTCTATATTGTACTCTTGGAACAATTGTTGCCATGTTACCAAATGCTTCATAGTTTGATTTTTTCTGTTCTTCCCTTTCTTTCTTCTTTGCATTCCTTTCTTTTTCTTTTCTTCTACTTCTTTCACCTGGACTTTCGTCTTCTCGTTCTTTTGCAAGTGCCGCTTCTTCTTCTTCCTTTCTTCGAGCTTCTTCTGCCTTTTCATCTGCTTTTCTCAAAGGATTTAATACTACATTAACTGCATCTTGATACTTTGTAAATAATCCTTGAAAATCTTTATCTTTTTGTTCTGCATTAGGAGTTGAATCTTTATCAGAACCCTTTTGCATAACTAACTGACCTTTCATTGCAGAAGGAATATCCATAGTTAGTTCAGCTGATAGAAATGGTGATTTTAATCCTCTAGATTGAAATTTAGCTTGACCCAATTCATTAGTAGTGTTACCTGTTGAATTAAAACAAACAATTTGTAATTCATTATCTCCATTTCTACATTCACTTTCAAGGTTTTTTCTCCACCACTTAAGACAAGGGTCTTTTTCATCTTCATCATCTGGTATTTCTTTACCTCTCTCTACTATTTGAAAATCCCAATACATATTAACTCCACTTGAAAGTCCATTTAAAATTTTGTAATAAACATCTTTTGTTAATAAACCAGGACTTTTTATACAATCTATAAAAAAATCAAAATTAATAAATAAATCTTTTAAATATCCCCATTCGTGTGCTTTATACTTAACAGGTTCATAATCTGAATCAAATGCTGCCTGTCCCTCATAATCTATTGGAACACTTTGAGGAAATTTAAAATTATCACTTAAACCATCTGGCATTGTTCCTCTATCTCCTTGTACTACAATTTTTCCAGCCTCATTAGTTTCAATAGTATCTCCTGCTTCTGCTTGACTACTTAATGCTGATGCCAAATCAAAATTTGGTGCAAATTTATTTGGTATCATAAGTTTATCACCTCTAGTTGAAAAAATATTTTTATGAGCTCTACATATGGTTTTTCTCCAATTTATATAAGGATTTTGAGTTGATACATTTTTACATCCAATTCTTTGAGATTTGAACTCTTTAGTGTGAGTTAAATCTAATATTGTAAAAGCTAAAGCAACTCTAATATATCTATCAGTATCAAATAAAGGAGTATCTGTTGGTATTGATATATCTTCACCATCAGCATCTTTTTTATCACTATGTAACTCTCCTTTTTTTGTAGCTTCTATTAAATCAGTCCTAATCTCCTTATCCATATTAACAAAGTTACCTTCATTAGTTGCCCAAGGTTCTAACTCTAAGTTTTTTATAACATCTATTCTTTTATGTGCAGGTAAATCATTGAACATTTGTTTAAATAATGCCTTTCCAACAGAATTTTCTTCTTCAGCATCATCATTAATATCTGCAACATCAAATTCTTTACCAGTATCGTTAAGTCCTTCGGTACCTGTTCTTGTATTTTTATGATGTTGTAAATATGCAGGCATTTCTCCCATAGAAGTTATTTCAACTTCTATTTGATAAGTTTCTGCATCACCAAATCCCATTCCACCACCTGTTACTATACCAAAAGTAGCATCATAAGTTCCTTTTGATTTTTTTCTTTTATTAGTTAAGGTTTTAATATTATGATAATCTGCAATTTCACAAGCATCTATAATAGTTTTTTGTAGTACAGAATCATTTTCATTAAATCCCCATTCTACTAAAATATTAGTACCTGGTTCTAAAAAGTATTGTAATAATGCCTCTGCTTGTGCCATAGTGAAGCATTTTATTGTAAAGTTAGTTTTTTTAGATAATCCTTCGTTACCTTGAGTTACAGCTACACTTTCTATTGTAGGTGATGGTCTGAAACTTCTATCTTGCCCAATTGAGTTTCCACTTGCATCGTTTAATTCATTAGCATAAACACTTTTACCATCACTATCAATTCCTATTCTACCACTTTTACCACTTGAACCATATCTATCTCCAAATGAATCTGTCATTGGAGTTGATTCTAAGGTTAAAAATTTATGTAAACAAGAAGTAACTCGTATCCAAGGTACTTTTTCAGACATTAAAGTATTATTACCCGCTCTACTTAATATAGTTTTGGTAATACTCTCATTTAAATTAGCTCTTTGAGGAAATCCACTACTCATCTTATTTATTTATTTTATTTACAATTGAAATATGGTCTTTTGGAATTCTGAGTATTGTTCCATCACCTAAAGCAAAATCTGCTCCATGGATATTATTTGCATTTGCAATAATCCACCACAATGAAGAATCTTTATAAAACTGATAAGCTAATGTATCCAATCTATCACCTCCTTGAGTAACAACATAAACATCGCTATCTTTTTTAGGAATATTAGGATATATTTTTGTACGATAGACTACTCTACCATCCTTTAACTTTTTCTCTTTATTACTATCATATCTACCTGCCATAATTATTTTCCTTTTCTAGTAAGTTTCTATTGAATTATTTTCTTTAGGTGCTTCTTGTTTTTTTGCTTGGTCTCTTTTCCATTTATCATAGTGAATACCAGTTGAACCTTTCTTTCCACTAGTTACAGAAAAAACTCTTCTAGTTACATTATTTGCATTTTGGAATTTTATACTAATAAATTCTTCATTCTCTTTTCTTAAAGTATCATAGTCATAACCAAACCATCTACCTGCAACAACTTTTCGTCTAGCATTAACTAATGTAGAAAAAATTGTAGCATCTTCTTGTATTTTACCAGTAGCTAAAAGGTCTTTTTTATTTTTTTCTTTTATCTTTAGCCATCTTGCTTTAGGAGTTACACTTTCATCAAATTCAGGTGAAGTTTCTCCTGTTCTTTCATCTTTAGGAGTTTTATTAATACCAGAATTATCTTTTTGTTTTTCACTTTCTTCTGTAATCTCTACACCGGTATTATCAAGTGGTGGTGTAGTTTCATTAGAAGTTTGAGGTTCTTCAGAAAATTCTGCACCACTATCACTAGAAACTCCTCTTTTTTCGTTAATAATCTTTAATGATGCATCAGTTATTTCATATGCATATAAAGTATCTTCTATTCCTGCATTTTCAATGAATTTCATTGTTATAGCAACTTCTACAATTTTTGGTAATTGTAAACCATCAGCTACTTCCCAATTAGAATCATCTGGTATTGTATAAGAAAGAGATTCAATAAATGATACTTTACTTTTATACATATTTCCTATTCTAAATTCTACAATAGGTGGTTTTACTACTTTACTATCTGTAACTACCTCAAAACTTGGATAACAATTAGTTGTAATAAATTGAATTTTAGTCCACATATTTGCAAGTTCAGATGCAGAATAACAAAACATTTTTAAATTAAAAGATAAACTTCTTTCAACTCCTTCATAATTGTAAGAAGCATATGGATTACCTAAAAACTTCTGAGTACTCCAACCTGGTGTTACTGTTTCTGTTAGACCTGATATAACACTTCTAAAATGTACAGATTTTCCTCCTTTTGGTGCAATCCAAACTGGAACTAAATCATTTTCTTCAAGTTCTTTTCTTGTAAAGTTTTCACCTTCTTTTCCATCTGCATTTAAACTATCAAAAGTTGTTCCCATTCCATACAAAGATTCTAATGTTGGCATATCTTTTGAATATGGATTTTCTGAACTAAATGCTGAGTTTAATTCTTTTATAGTTGAACTCAATGTAGGTTCTTTATTTACTTTTCCTGGTAATGAACTTAAGTCTATTCTTGTAAATTTTCCATCTGATGTATCATCAGTTTGTTCTTCTCTAATTATACCAGAGTATTTATTACCTTCACTATAATCAACTCTTTCTTTTTCTTCTTCACCGAAAGGAGCAGATTCAGTTAACTTATTATCAGTATCTTTCTTAACCTCATCATTTGATTCATCAGTTGGTATTGAAAGATTAGTTTCTTTACTATCTCTTACTTTTAGTTGTTCATTTTTTACAGAATATATTTCCTCATCAGATGTAGATTTATCTTCAACTTCTTCATCAATCTTTTTATTCTTTTTAAGTAAGTCTTTTGTTTTATTTTTTAATTCATCAATCTTTTCTTTTGCTTGAGATTGTACAAGTTGTAATTTATCCTCTTCAGGTTCATTATTTTTTGCATTACGAATTGTAGTTGAATATGGTTCAAATGAACTATACTCATATGATTGATTTGATGCAACATTTGAACCAAGTGATATTGGAGAACCAAATAAAGTATCTCTTACTTTATCTTTAACAAGGGATATACCCTGTCCAATAATATTTCTTCCAATAGTTCTAAAGTTACCACCACCTGTTTGTTTTAAAAATTTACCAAATTCAGTTCCAGCTGCATCGTTTTTTATTTTACCAAGAGTAATCATGGTATCAGGTTCTTTTCCTTTTTGTAACTCACCAGTCCCATCAACGTATGTTGGTATTGGAGAACCAGGAATACCTAATTTAGAATTTACACCATCTCGTGCTTCGGATAAAGAATTTACTTGTCCACCAAAAAGAGCTCTACCAAATCCTCCACCAGTGATTGCACCTAAACCCTTTCCAATTAATCCACCATCACCACCTTCGCCACCGGTAGCTCCTTTCATTTTTTCAACTGAAGGTGTACTTCTTATTGCAATACGAGTTGATTCGTTACCATATATTAGAGGATTATTAATATCAACTGCAGATTTTATTCTAATACCACTTGTTTCTTGTTCAATCAAAGTTTCTGTATCTGCTTTGACAGAAGAATAGTTAGTACCGTATTTGTACGAACTTTGGTCATTAAATAATTCCATAATTGTTCTTGCCATATTATTCTCCTATCTATCCATACTTGATACATTTGCTGCTTCTGCATCTGTTGATTTTGCTAATTCTCTACCTGCTTTTTCTCTATCAATTTGTACAACTCTTGGTGTTGCTAAATGTTCTCTAATTAATACTAATTCATTATGCATTTGTGTCTGTACATCAGTTCCACCTTCACCAAATAATGAATTTGATGCAGCATCAATCATTCCACCAATAGAATCTGCTACTCCTGTTACTGCCGCACCTACTGATAAACTTAGTGAAACATCTTCAAGTTTTTCTAATTTTTCGGTATCTAAAGTTTGTAATTCTGCATTTAATCTTCCTATACCCTCTGCAAAACTATTAATTGCCATTGCATTTTTAGATAAAGAAGAAGTATTAATTGCACCAATTTTTTCTATAAAACTCACAACTTTTCCACCACCTAATAGTGCAGCTATACCAAGTGCTCCTATACCAACTGCTAACATATTAAATGAAAACCCAACTGCAACTAGAGCCGCCGCTTTTTCGAGTGTTATTACAGATAACATATCTGTTAATCCACCAAATACAGCAGTCGCTACACTTGCAATTCCACCAAGTGCAGAGCTAAGTACAGTTCCAAAGGCTTCAATTGCCGGAGCGGCTAAATTTAATGCAAATCCTATTGCCATAAATCCAAGAGCAACTGCTCCCAATCCAAGTAAAGTTGCAGGATTTGCCATGGCTGCCAAACCAGTTGCTAGAGAACTAAAGAATCCAACAATTGCTGGTCCCGCCGCCGTAACTGTGGTTGTTACTGCAGTACCTACTGAGGTTATACCAGTCGCCACACCTCCAAATAAACTTGAAATACCAAGACCAGCTACTTTTCCAAGAGAAGCTAAAAGAAGGAAACCACCTGCAGCTTGTGCTAGTCCTGGTAAGAATCCATAAACCGCAGACATCGCTGCTTCTCCTAAAGTATTAAATGTATCAGTTCCCGCTTCTGATAACTCATTTAGAGAACCTTGATTGGTAACCATTTTTTGCATTTCTGCAACAGAAACACCTAATAAATCAGCTGTCTGTTTTTTCTGATAATAGTTCATTCTCTCAAACTCAGCTATACCACCTATTTGTTTAAGAGTTTCTGCAGTTGCTTCTGCTAAACTACCATCAAATGCCAATTGTCTAGCTTTTGATAAATTGATATTTCTACCTAACATTGCAGATAGTTCTAATTCTTTTGTTATGGATGTTTCAAAATCTAATAAATTATCAGCTATACCAGATATTTGAGCAAATTCAACACCCAACTTTTTAGCAGCACCAACCGCTTCAATAATATTTCTACCACCATCTTTACCAAATAATGCAAATTCTTCTGTGGATTTTGCTAACTCACCCATCATAGAAGCAACATTAATATTATTCATCTCCGCAAAACTTCTTGCACCAGATGCTAAACTTATTGCAGTATCTTCTGAACCATTATTAAGATATTGAAGAGATGTTAGTAAAGTTGCAGATTCACCTGCAGTAATACCCATATTATGTGCTATGGCTAGTGTACTAGCTTGTAATCTCAGAGTAACTTTTTCAGTTGAACCTAATTGTTCTGATAAATCTTTTCCTGCCTCTGCAGCTCCATCGAATGCAAATGATAATAGAGTAGATTGAGCTCCTAATTCTGTTACACCTCTTCCTACATTACCAAGTGTTTTATTAACTTCAAAAAACTTCTCTAGTACTTTACCTGTTATAAGTAAAACACCACCCATTATACCATATATATTTGTCATATGATGCAGAGCAGTTTGAACATTTTCAGAAAATGCTTGCATTTTTCCTTTTAGTTCTTCATTTGCTGCTGCACTTCTATCTAATACTTCTTTTTGTTCTTTGGTTTTACCCGCTAATGATGTTGCTTCAGTATTTTGATTTTTTATTTTATCTAGTATATCTTGATTAGCACCGTCTATTGATGATAATTTACTGAGTTGTATTTCATATTCCTTAGTTAAGGCTTCTAATTGAGCTTCATCTTCAACTGTTAAATCTGAAATTTGTCGTGATGTATCAAGTATGGTATCAATTTGATTAATTTCTTCTTTACTTAAATCACCTGCACTTCTTGCTATATTAAGTACTTCCTGTTGTTGGTTTTTAAAATCTCTATATGAACCTGAGATTCCACCGATACTTTTTTCCATATCGGAGAATTTGTTTAGATTTTCAGATAAAAGTTTTTCAGCTTCTATTTTTAAGTCAATGAGTTCTTTCTCTCTTTTAAATTCGGCATCTTTATTTTTCTTAAAGCGCATATCATTCTTCTGCCTGAAATCCGCTATTCGTTTTTCTGCAGCTTCTATTTGCTTAAGAACCTCTAATCTACTTGCCATCAGCTATATTACCTTTTTATTGGTTTTTGACCTAATCTTTTAGCTTTCTTGTTATACCTCTCAATTGATTTTGTTAAATCATCAGTATCTTTCTTTAGTTTTTCTAGATTAGCAACAATTTCTTTTGGCATACCTTGTTGTTTAACTTGTTTGATAATTCTATCAGCAGTACCATTTTTTAAATTATCAAATACATCTCCGAAAAAACGAGATACCATGTTTAATTCATCTATTTTATTTTTGGACATAATATTGGTTTCCTTTATATAGTTTTATTCTACTATAAATATAGGGTAAAAAAAAAGTGAGGATGTTATTTCCTCACTCTTACATTCGGTCCTCTTGGACCACTTTTTTTGTTTGATTTATCGTATTGTTCTTTTTCCTTCTTCTTAGCATCTACTAACTTTTTGAAATAGAACCTTCTCCAATGAATTGGCATGGTATAAACTTCTGACCAAGTAAATCCATTACCATAGTTAACCATTTCCCAAATCTGATTATGAAGTTGAATCGAGTAATCAGTCGGTAGGGTAAAAAAACCCGGCACCTAACGGTATATCAAGTGCCTCCTTTTCACCTGTTATATCAGAAGTAAACTGATATGTTAAATCCAAATCTGGAGATAAATCTTTTACATAATTTCTTAAACTTCTTGAATCTCTAGCTAATAAACCATTTTTTACAAAGTTATTAATGAATCCTGTATCACTATTTCCATCAACTTCTTGAATCATATGTCTTAAACGAGTAGTGATATCTTGAGAAACAGATTCTCCTTTTTGTATTCTTTGTAGTGCTTGTATTTCGGCTGAAATATCTTTTTCATCCTTATGAGTTAATAACTTAAAAATAACTTTCTTTTTTGCAATAGGTAATTCAAATTCATATCTATTATTATGATTGAATAATTCATTGTTTGATTCTTTGATTTGTACTTTTGATAAGTCTATTACTGTTTTTTGTTTTTCACCTGTAAAAGGGTCTATCACTTCTACATTGTAATCTTTACCATATCCTAAAATACGAGTTGCTAATAAAATAGCATTCTTATCACCGATTAAAATATCATCAACTTTAATATCTTTTTGAACCACAATTGATTCGAAGAGTTTGTCAAGTACCACCCCCTTCCTTATCAAATTTTGTGATGCAAGTATATCTTCTTCTTTTGCTGTCATATACTTGATTTCAACACTACCCTTTGATAATGGGTTTGATTCTTCGTAACATTTACCTTTTGAAGGTAAATCTATTATTTCCGTAGGAAAATCGTAATTTGCCATAACATTTAATTTATTTGTTTGTATATAAATATATAACTTTTAAAAAGTTGGAATAAAGACATAAAAAAAGTTCTCACTAAGAGAACTTTTTCCTTTATAAAAATATGTTGAATATGTATTAGAATTCTAAAACTGCGTAATCATAAGATAATGTTAATGAAATCTCGACTGGGTCAGTTGAGTTTGCCCAATCTAAATCATTAAATACTGCATTATTGATAAATGCACCTTTAAGAGTCCATTGTTCAATTTTATCACCAACTGGTCCTAATAGGTAACATTGGATATCTTTCTTATAGAAATCTGCATATCCATCTCTACCAGTTAGAGATTCGTGAGATAATCTCACCCATTCCATTACCGCTTGAGCTCCACTAGGAACGATTGGGTCATATAGAGTAATCTCTACATCTTGCCATTCACCTTTTCCTTTAAGTTTTCTTTTAACGTTAATGTGGTCTAGTGTAACAGTTTCAAATTGAATTGAAGGTCTGTTTGCTGTTTTTATAAGATATGAAGGGATACCATCGATTACCATGATGAATCTATTCTTCATCTTCGGTTCGAAGTTGGTATAAAACATATCGTTAAATTCTAATACTTCTGCCATTTTGTTTTCTCCTAATTATATTCTACTATAAATATAGTTCTTTTTTATTTTTAATTAATTTAAGCTGAGAACGATGCTCCAGTCGGTAATATATTGAAATCTAACACGATGAATTCAGCAGTTTTTGTTGGTTGTAGGTAAATTGCCCCAGCCAATATGTTTCTGTCGATTACATCAGGTGTGTTGTTTGATTCATCCATCACCACTCTAAATGCATAAAGTCCTTGTCTTTGTTGTATTCCTTCTAAATAAGGATTCACAGTATTTAAGAATCTACTTCTTGTTTGAGAAGTGTTTTGTTCGAATACTAAGTATCTTGAAGTTGAAGCAATATACTTCTTAACTTTAATCATTAATCTTCTTACATTGATTCTATCTAAAGCAGATGCCTTATCTTGTAAAGTTTTTTGTCCAAACGCTACGATACCTTCACCAGGGAACTGAGCAATTGGATTAATCTTTCCTTCATATAATGTATCTCTTTCAGAATGTGTTAATCTGTTTAATACAGATACCGCACCTACGATACCACCTCTGTTTAACCCAGCAGGTGCAAACCACTCAGCTGCAACTGCATCATTAGCAGCATAAATTCCAGGCATCAATACTGATGGTGGAACTGCAGTAAGTTTGTTTGTATTTCTATCTATTGTTTTAACCCATGGGTAGTAAACACCAACGTAGTTAGAATCTACTGCTTCACCTTGTGTAATTGCTTGAGCTATTGTATCTGCTCCATCAGTTGCATCACCAATGAAGAATGCATCTTCTCTAGCTTCTACCATATCAACTACTTTATCAAATACATAAGAGTGTAATCTTCTTACAACACCAGGTACAGATACTAAGTTGATATCAAAATCATCTGGATTAGATACTGCGTTGATTGCTTTTACATAAGCAACTGAACCACTATCAGTTGAACCACCTAAGTTAAATCCTTGTGAGTTTCCAGCACCCCAATCAGAATCACCATATTTAGCTTCTTTGATTGTTGGGTTACTACCATCGAATCCACTTTGGAATCCAACGATAAACTGTCTCTTGTTAATATCTGCAGTAGTATCTGATGTAGATATTGTATATCCAAAGTTTTTAGTTGAAAGAACTCCTCCAACGATTGCAGTAATGTTAGCATCGAATGAGAAAGCAGTGTTTCCACCAGTAGTTGCACTACTTGGGATTGGAGCTAGATAATTGTTATTATTAATTTTAACTTGTGCAGTTTCTAAATCAATACCACTATATTGTACTGAATTAGATGATGTGTTGTTTTCTGAACCTGTCGCAAATATTACTGCAGGTACTCTAGATTCATCACTTCCAAGGAAAATTGGATTACTATAAGCTCCATGTCCAAATGGTGCTGCAGTTATCGGGAATGTACCCTCTTCACTACACTCTACTCTAATAAAGTTTGAGTAGTTAGGGTAATCACCATTTTCTGTTTGTTTTCCATTAGCATCGATTGTAAGGTTTCTATCACCAATTACTTTTTTGATATAGTTTGGAGATGCAGGGTCTAAGTTCAAGTTATTGAATGTTTCAAGTACACTACTTCTTTTATTTATATCACTATATTTTCTAACTACAACTGAGAATGTTGCATAATCAGTAGAGTTCGAAGAACCTGCTGCTTTTACGTTAAAAATACCAATTTTGTATTCTTTATTATAGTTAGTACCATCACCTAAAGTGTGGAATCTAAATAAGTCATGTCTTTCACCAGAAATCAATTGTGATTGTATGTAAGGAGTGGAAGCGAATTGACAATCGTTTGGAAAAACATTATCACTTAGTTCTACAATTTGGATATCATCATGTGTTGCTGCTGAAGCACTTGCCGCAGTACTTTCGAAGTAATTATAAACATATGCATCTTTACTTCCTCTTGGGTTACTTCCAAATACACTTTCTAAATCATTTCCAGCTGATGGGTCAATAGATGCTGATATAGCTACTGCTGAACCAGTTAAATCAATATTCAATTCATCTGCTGCTGCAGAAGCACTTGTTGCAGTTGAGCCTCCAAGTGTTCCTTTTCCATTATGAGTTTCGAATAGTGTTCCAACTATCTTTCCACCTGCTTGAATACCAAGTGGAACTGTTTGTGTATAACCACCTATATTTCCTACACGAACAATAGTTACTGTTCCTGCTTCTCTTAGGTAGTTTTGTACGGTATATCCTGTATAGTATGAACCATCAGGTGTACCAAATTTTTCTTCAAATTCTGATTGTGTATTAACAACGGTTGGTACGAATGCAGGTCCTTTATGGAAAGGTCCAATTATTGCTGCTCCGATTTCTCCAATCCCTTGTGATAAGAAAGAAAGGTCGTTTTCTCTCGTAAATACACCAGGTGATACAATTTTTTCTGCCATTTTATTTACTCCTTGTTATGTTTTTTGTATTATGATACTCTTATATAAGTATTAATAAGTTTATTCAAAATATAATTTTTACTATTTACTATCTTCAATATTTTCAGTTTCTTTTTTTGCCGGTATAAATTCGTTTGTATTTGGGTCATAATTACCATCCCCATATTTTTCATTTAAACCTTGAAAAAGTTTATTTTCTTCTTCTATTAAAGCTTGATGTTCATCAAAAATACCTTTTTCTAGATTTTCAATTTCAGTAACTCTTCTTTTCTTTTCGATTTGTAGTTGACCTAATCTTGTAAATACGTTAGCTACGTTTTGTCTTAAGGTATTTATTTGTGAAACTTCTTCTTCTGTAAACTTGATTTGTTCTGCCATTTTGATATATTTAAGTTAATCTTTTGTTTGTATATATAAATATATAGTTTTTTACTAAACGTAATTTTTTATGCTGGCCATGCAGCTACTGTAATAGCAGTATTATTACCACCAACAGTTGTGTATGGAGACCTTAATCCTGATTGTATATTTCTAACTCTTGCATAATATGTTCCAGCTGCAATATTACCAGATAATTGCATAGTTGTTGCATTCCAATTTGTTTCATCAATTAATGGTGAACTAAAATCAGAATTATTATCTACTTGAATATCATATCCTGTAATACCACCAGAATCAGTATCAGCAGTACCTCCACTCCATGATAAATTCGGATGTGAGTATGATACACTTGTTGGTGCAGTTGGTCCATCAAAATCTGAATGTGAATTTGTTCCTTTGTTGTGTGTTATATAACCATTAGCTATATATGTGTCTGTATTTGATACATCTAAAGATACTATTTCTACATCTTCTTCAACAACTTCAATTGATTCAATTGTTACTTCTTCTATTTTAGAATTGTCATTATTATCATATTTTACTTTTATTAAAACATCTCCTTCACTTAATAGGTGAGTTCTTTTAAATCTATATTCACCACCTTCTAATACTAAGAAAGGATGCTCTGATGTACATTTTACATCTCCATTATTTATATCATAATATTTACTTGCAAATGAGAAAACTACATTTTCAACTTCTACTGTAACTTTTTCTTCTTTTAATTCAGTAGAATTCCATTCCATATATTTAGTATCTCCAAAATCTCCCAATCCAAGAAAAGAATATCCTTGTAATTTCATTCCTTCTTCTAAATCTCCTATTTCAATAAATGAACCATCTTCTAATGTTACTGGTGTATCTGATGTTAAACATAATCCTGTTGTGTTACCATCGTAAGTATCTATTGAATAAACTGGTTTATCTTTATTTACACCATACCCATTATCTGCACCAATGTGGTCGTTATATCCATCTGCAAAAACTCCTCTAATAGTATGTGTTATTGCTCCATCTAAAATTCCATCTGAATTATCCATTGCTGCTACATCAAATGTTGCAGATAATCCACTATTAGTATTTAATGATATTTTTGAACCTACTGGAATTGTCCAAGTTACATTTCCACTATAAACTGCATTATGTGTTCCAAAATTTGAACCTCCTCCTGTCGAACCTATTGTATATGTTTCTGTTGTACTTTCTACTGCGTATGTGAATCCACTCATAGAATCAATTGAATCAACTGCAAATGAAGATAAAGTAATATTATCACCTCCACTTGGTGAACCTCCTTTAATAGTACCTAGTGATACATTAGAGTTTTGTGTTACACCATTTGCTCCCGCCAAATTGTTTAATGAAAGAGTATCTCCTGAAATTAATGTTGCCATATATTTTCCCTATATATTATAAATATTAAGAAAATCTTCAATCCACTTATTCTTATTGGTGTAATTACTAATCATAAATTCTTTTAATAATTTAAACCACTTGTTTCTTTCGGAATGAGGAGTTTCTATTAACTTACTATAAATATCATCAAATTCTTTTTTAGATGAAGCTCTATATGGATATTCAAAATCACTACACCATGTTTTATGTAAAATTGGTAACTTACCATAATCAACTGATTCAAAAATGGAGTATCCAAATGGTTCATTTGTAAATGCTGAATGAGATATTCCCCAATCCATATTATAAAAGGTATCTTTAAATTTAGAATTATAATGATATATTTTTGATTTAGATGTATCTAATTTAGTACCTTGTTTCCAAACTATACTAAATTCAACAGAATTTGTAAATATAAAAGATTTTAATCTATCTAAGTAATGTGGATTTTTTCTACCTTCACATCTTGAAGCAAATCCAATTGTATTAGATTCTGATAAAGGTAAGTTTTGTTTAAACTCATAAAAGTTTGGTATATTTGTATTTTCAAATAAAATATCAAAAAGACCAATCCATATGGAATGAGTTGCCCATTCATTTATTTCCTTTTCCCAACTTGAATCTAAATAAGGATGCCAACCAAGTGATGCATCTGTTCCAATTTGTGATTTTAAAATATGGTCTACTGAGTTGTGTAATATATTAGAGTGTATTTTATCTTTATTATCTACTAATATTTTCATTGGAGTATAATGACCATGTAGTATATTAATTCTTCTTGCATTTTTACAAAGATTTTCTGCAAACTCTACATCATCACCATGCCAATGAGCTTCTATTGGAAAATCATAATCTCCATATTCTTTTGGTTTGTTTCTGTGTATAAGAAGAATCGGTTTTACATCTAATTTAGGTGCAACCAATTCCATCCATAGATTTACCCAAGTATCAGTACCAGCATTTACCCAAGGGCCACCACCAGTTGTATAATAAACATCGTACATTAACCTCTATTGAATTTTAATTGAAATACTTTATGATTTTGATTTAGTTCTGTTAAAGAAAGTGCTTTATTATAAATTAATAAACCACCAAATCTCCAAGTTCCTCCTCTATCACCACTACCACTACCAGTTGAAGTAGAACCAATAGTATTATATGAAAATACTGATGTATCATTCATTGTATATGGAGAACCTATATTTGAACCATTAATATAATTTTGTGCAGTAGTTCCATTCCACACTACTGTCCAATTATTCCAAGCTTGGTAATTTAAACTTTCACCATTTGAAAAGTAATCATGATTCCCAACAGTACCACCATTGGTTTCTGCTTCAGTTCTATAATTAGTTGACCCACTATCGTTTTTTACTGCCCAATAATTTACATATTTTCCACCAAAGAGTGCATGAGATGCTGCATATTGTGAACTTGCATCATAATCAGTCCAAAACCAAACAGACATTGTTCTTGCATCATCATCTGTATCAAATGTTATTGTTGAACTTAATGATATTCTTCTAAGTGCACTACTATTATTAGTCTCAACTTGAATGTATGGATGTTGATTTGCTGGTGTTTGAACCATTGAAGAATTATCTAATGTTCCATTTACACCATTTGAAAATGCAGACGGTGCCATGTTTGTTAAAGCAGTTCCACTTACATATGAATTTATATTATTAACATCATAATATAATTGAAGTTGGTCTTTTACAATTTGAGGATTAATTTGTAACTTTGTACCCCTTGCCTTTGAAATTTGGATACTCATAGTGTTTTATTTTTTTACGATTATAATTCCTGCAAATGTTGTTGAGAATGTTACAGTTACTCTGTTTGTAGAATCAGTTTTTATTGTTGATGGTAATTCTTGTAATGAAGTTGCAGTATTCCATGCTTGAACAATTGGATATTGTTCACTCAAGTTGTGGTCTACTGCATATGAAGATGCTCCACTAACTGTTTCTTTGTGAGTTGTTAAATTTGTT